TTTACGGTTATGAAGAAGATAACCTTATGTCTAAAAATGCGACATTAGATATTGATTTGTGGAAGCAACAAGCAATTGAGATTATGAAATCAAAGCAAAGCGATTTAACTGTTGCTATGTTTCAACATTTAAAAATGGATGGAGATAAGACACCAAAACAATTACACAATTTCCTAAAAGAAAAATATGCTGATTTATATGAAGATGTTCTTGAATCTGACGAAAAGAAACTAAAACAATGGTCTGTTCTTAGAGATGGAATTAGTGAAAAAGACGGTAAGATTTCTGCTGACAATGATAAAATTATGCAGGAAGAAGAAATAAAAAAGGAAGATATTAAACTTGTTGAAGGTGAATATAAAACACCTGTTGAATTAAGAGAAGGCGCATTCAAATTATATTCTAGGGAAGATGATAATTTAACATTGGCTATTAGACTTAAAACAGAAAATATGTTTTGGACTATCAACATTGAAAATGAAAAAGAAATGTTTGACTTATTCGGTGCGGCTGGTAAATATCCAGCAGAAGTAGCAAAAACTGTTCCTAAAGGAAAAGTAGTTGATTCTGGTAAAATTCGTTTAGGTATTCAAAGAGATGGCTACCATGAATATTTCTTGGAAGGCAACAAGTTTGAGACTAAAATGCATTATAGAGTGTTAAAGGTTGATGGAGAACAAATGTGGTTAGCATGGACTGGATTCAAACAAACCCCTGCCGATAAGGAAGGAGATGAAGGAAAGTGGAATATTTACGAAGATAGGTATAATAAGTTGCCCCTCCCTACTGAAGAGTAGGTTGTTCTTTATATACTCGTTAATGGTTAGTAGGGATTGAGAAGAATGACTTCTATGGTGATGCGAAACAACACTTCCGATTTCAGGATTCTAAAGAGCCAAGACGATTTGATGATTGGAGGATATGCAAGCATTGAAATCGTTGATAAGCAAAATGATTTAATCACACTCAAAGCCCTTAAAGAAGCGGTAAATAAATATATGGAGAACCCCAAATTTAGAAATGTAATGACTAATCATTCTAATGTTCAAGTAGGGGAAGTAGTAAAATCATATAGAGACAAATCAGGAAAATTATTCAAAACAGAAGTTGATGATGTAGGATTCTTCGTAGTTATCAAATTAAGAGACGATATAGAAAAAGCCAAAGAAATTAATAGAGGCATTAGAAAAGGTTCATTGAGGAGTTTTAGTATTGGAGGACAGGCTTTAGAAAAAGTAAAGAAAACCCACCAAGAATTAGGACAATACAATGAAATAAGTAAATTAGAATTACATGAAGTAACAATTTGTGAAAAAGGAATTAATCCAGAAGCAAGATTTGATATTTTAAAGCAAGACAAAAAAACAAAAAAGGTGAAAAATATGACCAAAATAGAAAAAGCACTAGCAGAACTTGACGCTCTTATGGATGAAGTCAATATGCTAAGAAAGGAAGAAGATGAAGAAAGCATGGATATGCCCGATGAAGAAAAGGGCATGGCTATGGAAGATGAAGATGAAGAAAGCATGGGTAGCGAATACATGGATGATGAAGCCAAAGCCTATGTTTCAACGCTTGATGGTGCAGGTGTTGAAATCGGTGAACCTGCCGATAGAATCGTTATTGACAATGGAAAGCCAAGAGCATCTGATTTACCCGTTGTTAAGGCATTTGACAACAAAGAATTAGAAACTCTTGATTTGTCCGTTGGAAACATTGAGAAGGCTTACGAGGCTTTCCGTCAAGAACAACTTGAAAAATTGGCTTACGATAATCTCCAAAAGTCCTTTGAACAAAGATTCAAGGCTGAAACCTCAACAAGAGAAAACATTCTCGCAAAGTCCCAATATGATGCACAGGCTGAAATTATGGCTATGAAGAATGAATTTTCTCAACTACGAAAGTCCTTGACGGCTGAAAAGGAAACAATCCTAAAGGCTCAAGAAGAGGCAACTGTTAAACTCCCAACAATGGATGAATTGGCTGAAATGGATTGGTCGGACATTCATAAAATGGTAGGAGGCGTTTAAGATGAGTTATATTAACACAATTGCAGATTTAGAAGCACAAACATACGGAACAGGCGCAACTGGTCATATTAGTAATCAGTTGTTAAAGGCTCAAGGAACAGTTAGCGGTATTCATGTCGCTCACGATGGTTCATTAGCCGACCCAACAGGTATTAACGCAAATCTTTACAATAAGATTTACGGACAGAAAGTATGGTCTATGTTAAACCGAGAATGCAACGCATTGTCTGTTATTGGAAAGCGACCTTATTCTTCAAGTGGTTGGAGAATCCTCAAGAAGCGACCTGCTGGTGGAGCAGGAAACTTTTTGGACATTTCTGCCGCTTCAAATACTGCTCTTAATACTGCACTTTATGGTGCTGATGCTTTAAGAGCAGACCGAATTGGTGGAGTGCCTGAAAATGCTTCATTAGATTCGGATTCGGACGGACTTCAATCTATTGCTCCTGAATACGACACTCTCTTCACAAGCCCGAAGATTATTGCCCATCAATTCGCTTTCAGCGAATTGGCTATGGAAATGGCTCAAATTGATGATGGAATTGGCGATATTAGAGCGCAATTGAGAGAAGATATGGGCAAGCATCACGCTGAAGTTCAGAATCAAATGCTTGTTATGCCTTTGGAAAACTATTCTCCAACTACTGCTTATAACACAGCAAATGCTATTGATAGAGGATATACTTCCCTTTACAAGATTGTGAGCAGTTCCGCTGAAATTACTGAATTGGCTGACAATGCTGGTGGAAACCTCGTTGATGCCGCAACAGACCAAGCAATTGATACACTTTACGGAAAACTACGAAGTGCCGCAGGTAATGAGTATTTGGATTCCGAAGTTTCTTTCGGAGATGGCTACCTTTCAGCAGAAGCACGACAATTGACGCTAACTGTTATTAACGATATGGTTCGCAGACTCCGTGTTGCAGGTGGTTCTCCAAAGGTTATCCTTACTGGATATGATACGCTTCAAACGCTTTCTGATTTACTTCAGGCTCAAGAGCGATTTATGGATAGAAAGGAAATTGTTCCTACTGTGAACGGTGTTCGTGGTGTTAAGGGTAGTGAAGTCGGATTCCGAGTTTCAACCTATTATGACATTCCTTTGATTCCTGTTGCGGCTATGCCTTCAACTGGTCTAAACTCTTCTTTGATTAGCGATATGCTTTTCCTTGATACTGACCATTTGTGGCTATCTGTTATGAAGCCTACACAATACTTTGAAGATGGTATTAGCAACGGAAACCCATTCGGTGTTGGTAATCTTGGAAACAAGGCTCTTTACCGCACAATGGGTGAAACTGGTTGTTCTTACTTCAAGGGTCAAGGAAAGATTACAAACCTTCTTTGAGGTGATTTAAATGGCTTTAGTTTATTCAGTTACATTATTAGCAGACCATAAAGGTTTTACCAAGCCAAGAGCAATTGGCGATGAATACATGGTTGATGCGCTAGTTGATGTATCTTCAATTGTTGCGGCAGGTTCAGTTATTCCTGCTTCGGCTTTTGGTCTATCATCAATTACTGCGGCAGTTATCACAGGACATGATAATGCAAACGCATTACAACCACAGATTGAATGTTCTGCAACAGGCGCATATGAATCAAACAGTTCATTAGCATTAATGTTCACTTCTTTAGACGGAACAAACGCTACTCTCGCAAATGACGGGAATGGCGGTTCAGTCCGAATGAGAGTCTATGGCCTTCTTTGAGGTGGTTTAATTGGCGACAATTAAACTCACTAAAGGAGCAAGGTCTAAGACCCTTCTCATTGAAGGGCAATTGCTTAACAGGGATAATTCTTTGGATTTGTCTGCTGAAAGGGCTTTAGTTTATTTGGGAGATGGTTCTTTAGATGTTTCTTTTGCCGAAAGTGAAAGAAAGGATTTGAAGAAGTTAGAGCCAAAAATGCTAAGTCGTTTAAGTAGGGCTATGGGAAGGGATTTTGACACACATGACAAACTGTGTGCATATCTTCTCCCTGTTAAAGCAAAAGCAAAGAAATCCCCTGTTAAGAGCAAAAAGTCATCTTTGACTGAATAATTCTAGCGATAGGGTTAAGAGGGCGATACCTCTTAGAGAGTTTGAGCGAGAGTGATGATAGATGCCGAGTTGTAGAAGTAGTGGATTATTGACAGCAAGTAAGCAAGTATTTACAGGTAAGTGTAAATTAATTTCTATTCATGTTGTTAATGACGGTGGCGCACCATTTACCTGTAAGGTATTTGATGGAACAGATAATACTGGTAAAGAAGTTGCTAGATTTTTACTGCTACCTGATTCTACAATGGAATTTGATATGCATGGTGTTTTAATGTCTAATGGTATCTTCTATGAAGAAACCACAAACAATGGTTCAGTCTTTATCAATTTCGCTTGAGGTGATTACATGGCTGCATTAAATACAGATACTCGTCTAGTTATGACTATTCTTTTCGTTGGCGCATTAAGCGGGACAAATGTTTGGGCATATGCTAATTTTGGGACAAATTTCCCATATACCAGTTTAGCCCACGCTACTCTATTTGGACTAGGAACAATTGGTTCTATTATGGTTATGAAAGCCATATTTGATTTAGCCCTTAATGATAAAATAGAGATGTGGCTTCTTGATAGGAAAATTGCGGCTTATTGGGAAAGAAAGTCTAGAGATGAACAACAAAGACAAAAGATGCGTGAAAGCGCAAAACAATACAATACTACCTTTTATCAACCTGTTCAACGGGAAGAAGAAAACAGCGTAGGGAATGAATTTTTAGCCGCACTTCAATGAGGTGGTTAAATGGTCTTTGGCGACTTAGTGGGCTTTTCCGACTCGGACTACGCTTATAATCAACAAAGAGCGCATTCTGCCGATGTGTTTTTTATTAAAATGAAAGCATGGTTTTGGGGCTTATGCTCCACTTTGTTTTTCTTTTTGATAGGAAATATTATTGGTGTTGTTTTTGATATTAGCATTATGGGTTTTCTTTTTGATACCCTTCTTGGAGGGTGGGGTCATTAAATGTCATTAATGACTGGATTTGCTATTCTTGTCGGTGAAGCAATTATAGGATTTTACAAAAAGGTTCACGCAATTAATTTTGGGGTTTATGGAGCAACTATGGTTGGTAAAACTACATTAAGTCATCAATTAAGAACAAGAGGAGAAGTCCCACAAATTAATGAAAGGACAGTTGGAAAACATAGAGCATCAAGAAAGAATGTTAAAATTGATGGTAATTCACATACTATAAGAAGTGCAGATATTGGCGGAGAAGCAATTTATTGGAAAGAATGGGAAAAAGACATGAGGGAAAGACGGGTTAAATATGTTATTTTTATGATTGACCACCGACACTTAGATAACGAAATTAATTTAGACCACCAATTAGCATGGAAATTTTTAGTTGATTCAGTAATTTCAAACACATGGTCAAATGGTAAAAAGAAAAGAGATTCAGATTTTCCTATGGCGGTTGGTATTTGGGCAAATAAATATGATATTTGGGGTAAAAAATATCCGCTAGATGAAGGCCAAGAAATAAATAAACATGAGATTTTTGAACCATTTAAATACGGCATGAGAAAATTAAACGATAAAGGAATACCTTGTTTCAAATATATTGTATCTGCGAAGTCTGACCCCGAAATGGTTTATAGAGGAATCACCACAATGATAAAGGACTACTGATTATTATGTATCAACAACAGATTATAGGACAGAACGCACCGCAACAATTTAACCCTGCGCTTTCGCCACTTCAACAGGCAAGAGCAAGTGGTGTTGTGCAAGAATACAAGTTTATTTCTTTCAAACCAAAATCTCAACTAAAAGAACTTAAATTAGTTTTGAAGGCTGAACCGAAGAAGTTTTTAGGCATTAAATATGGAAAGAAATTTAACCTTAAAGACCGTTGTGTTGTTTGTGGTTTCCATCATATTTGGGAACAAGGCGATTATATGCGTCCACCTATGCCTTTAGATGGTGTAGTGAAAGGACGACCCCTAATGGGAACTTATTGTCCTAAACACGCTTCTATATATATGCAATTAGAAATGCTACAACAACAAATACTTGCTGATAAACATGGTCTTGAATTTAGTTCTTTTAAACCACGAATGCCTAAAATGCTTAAAAGTGGGCCAATTAACACATTAACAAAGAATGATGTGATGGCTCTAACATCAGCAGGATGGTTTATAACCCCACCCGCACTAGGAGATTCAAAGACGGCAACCGATGAAGTCATTCGGTTAATTACTGAAATAAACCTTTTGACAGAAAGACTCAATCATTTAATGCTTAAGCACAATGTTCAAGCACAGAATGAATTACCGCAAGAAGAAGAAATTAAGGAGGCATAAATATGTTAGGAACAAGTAATAAGACTGTTTTAGGAGCAGTTCAAGCACAAAGCGATTCACAATTTAAAACTGTAAATAATTTACTTTCATTACAAGAAAATCATGTTGAAGAGTTTTTCCAATATCACGGAGAACAATTTTTAACTGCTCTTGAAAAGTTAATGGAAGATGTAGTAGAAAGAGTTGTTTCTCAAATGCTTGCTAAATTAAGTTTTGATTCAAGTGGTAGCAATCTTACTATCAATAGAGATGCTCTTCGTGAATATGAAAGAATTACTCAAGAAAATATTGATTTAGATATTCAAAAATTATTACAGTCTGCTATCAATACGGAAGTTGTTATGCAAAGAAAGATGGCTAAACAACAATATCTTGAATCACAAGGCTTTAGCGGGGGAAGTATGCAACAACCATCAGCAGGAATGGCTTTAGCCAACGCTACGGGAAATAATCAACAATATCAACAAATGCAGAGTGCAGTAGGTAATGGTTCAGGTTATCCTGTTCCTCCAAATGGAACAGACGGATATGGCCGTCCTTATTGGATTGATGCTCAAGGACAAATGAGTTATGAACCTCCACAAAGCGGATTACATTTAGGCGCAGCAATCCAAAAAGGTGCGGCTTGGGCTAAATGGCTTATGTGAGGTGAATTAAGTGGTTAATTTTAAATGGGGAACACAGAACTTAAGTCTCCCTAAATCCGAATCTTTTATTTATACTCAAATGAAAGGCTATATTATAGACGGAGATAAGGTTTTCCGAAATAAATTAAAAAGCGCAAAGGAAAGCGTTGAAGATAATCCTCAAGCCACTAGTGAATTAAAAGAAGAATTGTCTGCAATTCTAACAAAGGTTCTTGATGAACCTATTAAACCTCTTTTAGAAAGAGATTCTGAAGCATGGTTAGCCTTTTCTCGTAAAAGAGATAAAACTCCAAATGAACCCAATCTTGCTTTTATTGAAGATAAAAAAATTAGTGATATTGTAAACGCTGAGGTTTTAGGTAGATTAAAGGGAACAGATGTTTCTTTTATTCGTGGAGGAAAAACGCAACTTCCTGACTTTGATTTTGATGATTGGTATTCAACTCAAGAGGAATCGGAGGATGATTTAAATGTTTCAACAGATATTACTTTTAGAGAACATGGTAGTTTGAATGATAGGTTTGTTTACGCCCATAATGATAGGATTAGTGGATTAAATGCACACCTAGAACTGGTTTATCCTAGATTTGATGAAGGAAAATTATTAAATGCTAAAGCGGATTATATTTTAGAAACAACAGGTCAAGAAGCCAAACCTAAATTAATGAAGCAAAAATTCAAAGCAGGAAAGGAAGTCATTGATTATTCTTTTAATATTCCCGACCAAGTAATTAACGAATTAAAGGGAGTTTCCAGTAGACCTAATTATGTTGTTGAACAAGAAGTGACTGAACAAGATGGAAAAATGAAGTTTACTGATAAAGGCCAGAAAATAGAATTTACTTCTAATCCAGAAGATGAAATCAATGATAACAATGTTTTACCTGCTCTTAAAGATTTAGATAGAACAGATGAAATGAAAGCAGAAGATATTATCCGATTAAATGGAAAATACTACTATGTTAGATATGTTGTTGCTTCGGATGAAAATAAAACAGCAAGACTTAATTTTTCTGGTTTTGGTGCAGGAACTCCTGAAGGATTCTTTGAAGATAGGGCTACTAAAGAAATTATTGACAGAATAGTAAAGAAGTATTTAGTTGCTCCTGATGAAGTTTATACAATAAAAATATATGGAAACATTAAAACAAAAAAGTCTACACAGCCTACATATAGAGAATTTGCTTTAGGCGCACAAGCAAAAGCAAAGAAAACAGGTAGTGAGTTAAGAGAGATGGGAACAGATGGAAAACCTCTAACCGTTGAAGAAATTGAAGAACAATCCAAGAGAGCATATAGTCATAAAACAGAAAAAGAAGATAATTACACAAATCTTAAAACTGGTAAAAAGATAACTTTAAGTGAATATAATAAATTAGAAGATAGTGAGATTAAGGATTATACTAATAAAAAGTTTATTTCAGAAAAGGATTA